TAAGGTTAATAAATTAGAAGATATTGAATGGCGTCTACAAGGTAAAACCAATAGACAAGTTGGCGACAAGCCTGTTGAGCTAGATAAACAGTTAGAGAATTCAATTAGTTTACATCTTGATAATAGTTTTATGTTATATGATGAATTACTCAAGGAGGGTGTAGCTAAAGAGTGTGCTCGCAATATCTTACCTCTTACAACAGAGACTACCATGTACATGACAGGTAATTTTAGATCTTGGATTCATTATATCGATTTAAGAACATGTGAAGATACTCAAAAAGAACATAGAGATATTGCATTGAAATGTAAGGAAATATTTGTAAATACTTTTCCTAAAACTGGAGAAGCATTAGAGTGGGTATGAAGATTGGTGTAGGTATAACAACTTTTAATAAACAAGACTATTATGATACACTGTATAATAGTTTACCTTTAAGTATGATTGATTCTCTTATTACTACCAATATGGGTAATCAGTATAATAGAGAATACAAAGGATATTGGAATCAGTGGAAGAGGGATTATGATAACGGTCCTGCAGAAGGTAGAAATCAAAATATAAAATACTTACTTAAAAATGATTGTGATTATTTATTTCTTATTGAAGATGATATGATTATTAAAAATAAGAACGTCTTTGTGGAATATATAAACAAAAGTATTGAAACGGGTATAAAATATTTTATTTATTGCAGCACTACAGAAGGATCTGGCTCTATAGGTAAAAGAACTCCAAAATTCAACGTTAAATATCCTAATAATTATAATATTAGTTTTTACCCTAATATGAATAATGATTTTGTTTGTCATCATAAGTCAAATTTTGAGGAAAGATTATACGATACTTCTTATAGGTATATATTTGATATAGAATTTACATACTATCATATGATGACTAAAAAAATAACAGCTCCTTTTTGGAATTTTCCTGATATATCTGACTCTGACTTGTATGTTAACAATCAATCTGGGTCTGAGTCGCGTATAAATGAGCAAAGAGAAAAGAAATTATTTGAAGAGTTTACTAAATTAAAAAACCAAATAGGATATTGGGTTACAGATATACCTCGATCTAAAATAACTGAAACAAAGAAACGTTTAAAAGAACTATATGAAGGTCGTTAGTTTTAGTTTGTGGGGTAATAAACCCATGTACAATCAGGGCGCAATTGAAAACGCAAAATTGTTACGGGACATATACCCGGGCTGGGAGGCCTGGTTTTATATACACTCTAAAACAGATAATAGCGTTATTAAAATTATTGAAGAAATAGATAATTGTAAAATTATTATAGATGATAGTAAAGCTTATGGTATGTGTTTGAGATTTCAACCTATGTTAGATCCTGATGTTGATGTTTTTATTAGTAGAGACTGTGATTCTAGAATTAATTATAAAGAGCAATCTGCTGTTGAATACTGGTTAAACAATTCTAAAAAACAGTTTCATTGTATGAGAGATAATAAAAGATATCACTCATATCCACCTGTTATGGGAGGCATGTGGGGCGCAAAAAGAGATGGAATAATAAATTTATCTTTTTTATATAATTTTATCATACAAAGAGATAATCAAAAATATTTTGACGATCAAAATGCTCTTACTGAAATATATAATAATCTTAAGACCCATTTTCTAGAACATGATGATAACAAATATTTCAATGGCGAACCATTCCCTACTCATAGACCAATACAATACGGAGAATTTGTAGGGCAACGAATAGACGAAAATAACATAGCTTTGTATGATTGATAATTTATATTTACATCATCATTTAGGGCTAGGGGATCATATAATATGTAATGGGTTAGTAAGATACTTATTAAAAAATAGGGTCAGAAATATTATTTTACCAACAAAAAAACATAACGTTGAATCAGTAGAATATATGTATAAAGATTTAACTACAATTAAAATTGACCCAGTACTTGAAGATAAATACGCTATTAAAAAATACAAAGAGTATAAAAATGTTTTAAGAATAGGATTTGAAAATATAAAAAGTATTGATTGGGAGAAATCTTTTTATGATCAAGTAAATATAGATTATAACCATCGTTTTGATAGTTTCTTTATTAATAGAGATAAAGAAAGAGAAAATAATTTTATTAAAAGGTTTGATATTAGAAAAAAATATGCATTTGCGTGTCTTACTAGTAGTACATCTAATAGCAATATTAAACTTGATACGAATTTACCTGTAATATTTTTAGAAAGCATTACAGGTAATCTTTTCGACTGGTTACCTGTAATCTTTAATGCTTCAGAAGTACACACTATAGATACTTCTATATTTCAGTTAATAAAACAACTTAAATTAAATTGTAGGCAAGTTTTTTATGATATTAGTTCAATCGATAGAACGAGAACTAATTACACATTAGACCTCAAAAAATGGGAAACGATCGTAATTTAAACTATTTTCAAATCAATCATTTATCAACGTTGCATAACGGTAAAGATATATTTTTTTGCAAAACTGACTTTCTGTTAGCGGATTTTGATTATATTTCTAAATTAAATAATCAAGTCATTCTTATATCAGGAAATTCAGATTATCCAATAACTGATAAGTTAGTAAATTATGCTCCTAAAAACATTATTAAATGGTATACACAGAATGCTTTAAGTAATAATAATATTATAAAACCTATACCTATAGGTTTAGAAAATAAAATTGAATCCGAAAGAAAAGGTCATGGAGTTTCATATTATGAAAAGGTTAGTTTGAAAGAAAAATTATTAAGCAGAAATATTAATATAACACCCTCGAAATATATATATTGTAATTTTAACGTTAACACTAATATATCTCATAGAAGTTATGTAAAGTCTTTTTGTGAACATATAGATTATATTGATGTTGATAATTGTAACTTAAGTTTATACAACTTTTTTAGTAAACTTTTAGAGTATAAAATGGTTTTATGTCCAGCTGGTAATGGTGTAGATACACACCGATTATGGGAGGTTTTATATAGTAAGCGAGTACCTATAACAGTAAGGGTAGGTAATTTTAAAATATATGAATTATATGAAAAACTCCCTATAATTATACTAGATGATATTAGTCAAATTAACAATTACTCTTATATTAACGAATGCTATAATATTCAAATTAAAAAAGGGTTTGATAATAAAAATTTAATAACTAAATATTGGGAAGATAAGATCAAACAATCGCAATAATTATGTCAGGTCAAATAAATATAGAATCCGCTCTTGGTAAGATAATTTATGATTTAAGTAAAAGATTAGATGTCATTAATATCGTTGAAATAGGTACATGGAACGGAGAAGGGTCAACTCAATGCATTTTAAACGCGATTGACAATAGTAAGAAGTTTTACACTATCGAGAGTAATTCAGAATGGTACAACAAGGCTATAGTTTTCAATAAGAAATATACAGAAATGTCAAATGTATTTTTTCTGTTAGGGAGAATAGTTGATTGTGATGAATTGTATACTGATAGCATATCTTCCCAAGAAAAAAACTGGTTGAAACAGGATATAGATAATTATCGGAATATATCTAACGTTTATAATAAATTACCTGCAAATATTGATTTTTTACTTCTTGATGGAGGAGAATTTTCTACAAGAGCTGAATTTTTAAAATTAAAAAATAAATCTAAAATAATTGCATTAGATGATTGCAATTGTACGAAAAATAAACTTAATATGAAAGATTTAAAAAAAGATAATAGTTTTCGTTTACTACATGAGAACCTTAAAGATAGAAATGGTTGGGCGATCTTTGAAAAATTATGAAAAGTTATTCTCAATTTAATATAGATTTATATCTTATTAATATTTTCAAAGAAATAAAAAACGGCTTTTTTATTGAAGCAGGGGCAAATGATGGGGTTAATCAGAGTAATACATACTTAATTGAAAAGTTTTTAGGTTGGAATGGTTTATTAGTAGAACCTAACAAACATAGCTATAATAAATGTGTGAGTAATAGAAATTGCTTTGTTGAAAATTACGCATTAGTTAGCTATAACTATGGATCTGATAGTATTTCGGGAGATTTTGATAGTATATATACTGATGGATCAATGATGGGTGGCTGCACCACGAGACATTCTAACAATGGAGTAGCAAAAGCTATTCAGCTATCTAAATTACTCACAAAATATAATGTAGAACAGGTAGATTTTCTCAGTATTGATGTCGAGGGTTATGAGCTCAACGCACTAGACGGTCTAGATTTTAATATACACAGACCAAACTATATTTTATATGAATCTCATGAACAATTTGGTTTTATTGATGATTATGAAAAATATTTCGCGAATAAAAAATATAAAAAAATACAAACACTTTCTAATAATCACTTTTTATTTGAAACTATATAAAAATAATTTATTTATACTATAAATATGAAAAAAGTATTAGTATTAGGCGCCGGAGGTTTCATAGGTAATCATTTAGTTACTAGACTTAAAAAAGAGGGTTATTGGGTTCGCGGGGTGGATTTAAAATACCCTGAATACCAAAAAAACAGCGATGCGGATGATTTTATCATCGGAGATCTCACAGATATGTCTTTTGTCAAAAAAATTATATATACTGGTGGGTCTCTCAATACAGCTACTCAATATAGAGAGCAATTCGATGAAATATATCAATTAGCAGCAGATATGGGAGGAGCTGGGTATATTTTTTCAGGGGATAATGATGCTAATGTAATGCAAAATTCTGCATCTATAAATTTAAACGTGTTAAGATGCCTAGTCGAACAAAAAGATTACGTTTCTAATGAATGGTATTTAAAGTCTAGACAAATACCCTATACTATAAAAAACCCCAAGATTTTTTATAGTAGTTCTGCATGTATGTACCCTGAACACAATCAGTTAGATCCTAACAACCCTAATTGTTCTGAAGAATCTGCTTATCCAGCTAATCCAGATAGTGAATATGGTTGGGAAAAGTTATTTAGCGAAAGGTTATATTTAGCCTATAACAGAAATTATAATATACCAGTTAGGGTTGCTAGATTTCATAATATATATGGCCCGTTGGGTACATGGACAGGGGGCAAAGAAAAGGCTCCAGCTGCTATTTGTAGAAAGGTTTTATTATCAGAGGATAATGGAGAAATTGAAATATGGGGTGATGGAGAACAAACTAGATCGTTTTTATATATTGATGAATGCATTGAGGGAATACGTCGTTTGATGGAATCTGACTTTTTAGGTCCTGTTAATATAGGTAGCGAGGAAATGGTAACTATAAACCAATTAGTTGATTTTGCGGAAAAAGCTGGTAATAAAAAACTTAAAAGAATATATAAACTCGATGCTCCACTAGGAGTCAGGGGTAGAAATAGCGTTAATAAACTTATTAAAGAAAAGCTAGATTGGGAACCTAGCTTCCCGCTGATTGATGGTATTGAAAGAACCTATAATTGGATATCTAAACAAATTAATTGATTTATCTTGGGTTTTGTATATAATCACTATATGATTGTAGAAGATATTAAATCTTACGATGGTAATCTGATTCATAACAGATTTGCTTATAAATACTTTGGTAAAAAAACTCTACCTATTGGAAATATTATTGCTTTCAGAGCTCCTATGCTTGTAGAAGCAGAAGGAATGATTGACAATGAAGACCTTATTAACAACGACTATATCTATTCTGATGATTGCATTAATTTCTGCTGGGAGATTCCTAATTTATGTCCCCTTGGTGCTGTTGCTTTTCAGCGTCTCTTTAATACACAGATTGCTAATATTTTGTCAACAAAGTATCTCAAAAAACCTATTGAAGTAGATGGAGATGACTTAATTGTTCATGCAGAGCATAACCAACATAGCATTATACAACAAAAAGGTAAGTGTAGTGTTAGTATTACGTATGCAAAGGATAATGTAGCTATTGGTCATACAGGTATTAACATTGAAGCTGGTAAGAAAGCCCCAGCGTTTGCTTTTAGTACTAAGCTTAGAGATGAAGAAGCTCATGATTTTATGAAGAATATTATAGATGTATTCTATAATATGGCAGATGATATGTTTATTGCTACGACAAAAGTTATCGTATGACGATATTTGACTTTCTTAATAATATTACTCATGAAAAGAGTAAGAAAGAATTAGATATATCTGATCAAACATTATACAGTCCTTATATTATTAATCGCTTTTTATCTCAATACAATAAAGATGTTTGTTATATAATCAATCACACTGTGAATAAACATTGCGATGGTAATTTAGATAAAGAGTTTCATTATAAATTTCTTACTAACGCACTACCAAAGCTAAAAAAGAAGTTTATTAGATATATTAAGAAGAAAAAAGAAGATAAAAAACCTAATTTTGACAAATGTGCTTCCCTTCATGAAATCTCTAAGAGAGAAGTAGATTTGTATTTCAAAGAGTTTAACCTAAATACAAAGAAATATGAGTGAGTTTGAAAACGCTTTAGATAAATCCGGCATTGAGCTTACGGATTCCCAACGAGATGCATTTGATGTATCTGCAAAAAAGAGTCTTATTAACCTGGATACATATAGTAACGATACATTTAGTCTATATGGCTATAAATTAAACAAAGTACTAGATGATATTTTACTAGTACAGTATGTTGATTTATCGGAAGATGGTAAGTCAGTAGTTCGTAATGGAATTCACATTCCATTAGCTCAAGTTCAGAAAACATGGAGACTAGCGCGTGTTATTTTAGTTGGTCCTTTATGTAAATATGCACAAGCGGGAGATATTGTTTGTTTCCCTGATGATAAGGGCATTAAAGTAGATAACATTTCAATCAAGGGTATTGAAAACTCTGTTAGAGATTGTGTCTTCTTGAATGAAGAAAGAATATTCGGAGTATGTGAACCAGAAGAAGTAGATGAAAGTAAGTAGATCTAATTTACTAGGAGAGTTAAATAGTAAAGTATGTGAGATTAGGTTTTTGAGACGGTCTCCTAAACCTAACTCACCATCAACTAGAAGAATGATTTGCAGTAATAATCTAAATTTACTTAATAGTGTAAATGGTAGGTCTACTCTAAATTTTAAACCTAGTAGTTCGAGCCCTCGATATAATACAGCTAATGAAAATACAATTATTACATGGGATATTTTTATGCAAAGCTGGAGGACTATTAACTGTGATAGTGTTGACTTAATTAACTCATGGACAGAGGATGATTTTTGGGGAGTGTTTAATGAGAGTTTCGCTCCAATGTCATCTGATGGTAAAATAGCATTTATGAACTCATGATACAACTTGAACTTATAGAGAACAATCTCAAACAAATTCTACTTAAAACTGTAGACGTACAATTACGTGGTAAATCAGTTATAAAAGATAAACTTGTTTTTTATGAGTTCAAAGATTTTAACTTCAAACTTATTTTTAATAACTCTAAAAAGTTTGAATTTCCTTATCCTTTTAATATTGAATCCTCTCAATCAGAAATCCGTATGTCCTATCATAATAAGTTTATTCATCATGATGACCCTATACATAAGTTTAAAATGGTCAATTGTATGAAAAACTTAAAAAATAAGTTTTATAATTCTACGCTAGTGATTATAATATAATCATGCTGATAGATTATTTCCCTACAGGTTATAAACCTACTGATAAGCAGAAATCTGCTTTTGACTTAATAGATGATAAGTTAAGATCTCCTAAGAAATTTCTTATTATACAAGCACCAACAGGTACTGGTAAGAGTTTTATTAGTAAGACAGTAGCTAATTTATCAAGAAAATCATCCCAGAGGTTCAATGAATTAGTAGATAGTGGTGATATATATAAGACTGATATACAAGGTAACTATATCAATAGTGATTTAGTATATAGAGAAGAAACTCATGGTTGTTATTCTCTCACTATTACCAAGACTCTCCAAGACCAATATAAAACGCTTTTCGATGATACTCAAGTACTAAAAGGTAAAGGCAATTATACTTGTGCGATAGACGAACAATTCGAAGTTGATACTGCTCCTTGTGTATATCTACAAGATCAAAAGAAAAAATGTTTAGACAACAAATGCTGTTACTACTATAACGCGATTGATAATACTCTTAAAAATAAATTTAGTTGTTTGAGTTATAGTAAATTTTTATCTCTTCAAGACCACCTCAAAAGACGTCAATACTTAGTACTTGATGAAGCTTCAGAGCTTGAATCTGAGTTAGTAAAGGAATTTACTTTTGTATTACCTCACAAAGAACTTAAAAAGAAAGGTATCTTATTTAAGTATCATAACAACCGCAATAAGTTATATGAAAGTCTATTTAACTGTTATAGTGACTTAGGGGAATATCTTCAAGACGTTAAGAAACATATTAATAAAAAAAAGAATGATTTTAATTCTAGAAGTAAACTTGTATTTGAGTACAAAAAATACTATAGAATCTATCTAGGACTTAAGACTCTTATAAAGACATATAGAGAGAGTAAGTATATAGTTGAGAAAGATGGATTAGAAATAACATTTACTCCCTTAAAAGTTGATCTATTGAGTAAACATGTCTTTGATCATGCAGATAAAGTTATTTTAATGTCCGCTACTATTGTAGGTATTAAGAGTTTCGTTAAGAGTTTGGGTATAAACAGTGATAATTATGATTATATTGACATTCCAAGTACATTCGATCCTAATCTATCTCCTATATTAGTATTTAAAGATACTCCACTCAATGCAAAGAATCTAGTTCGTACATTACCTAAGCTAGTTGACAGAGTAGGGTGGTTATTAGATAATCATAAAAACGAAAAGGGTATAATTCATACTCAGACTAATAATATTACAGAGTATATTAAGAATTTTATTGACCCCAAATATACTGATAGGTTATTGTTTAGAGAGCCTGGAGTTAAAAACGAGCATATACTCAAGCAGCATATGGAGTCTGATGAGCCTACTGTATTAGTTAGTCCGTCAATGTGCTATGGGGTTGATCTAAAGGATGAATTAGGTAGATTTCAAGTGATAATGAAATTGCCTTATATACCATGGAATGATAAAAGAGCTCAACGTATAAGAGAAACAGATGAAAAGTGGTATACCTTACAAATGCTATCTAGCTTAATACAAGCATGTGGTCGAACTACTCGTGGAGAAGGAGATCATAGTACTACTTATATTATGGATTCCAATTTCTTAAGAATAAGAGAGTTATTTTATACTGAACTACCAGTATATTTTAGAAAACGATGCGAAAACGGTTGACCAATAGATAAATATTATTATTGAAGACACAATATTACGGTTTTGAAATTAAAGATATTATGAAGCAGTTTGTTTCTGCTTTTAATAGTATCATTATCAATAGATATAATAAATCTAGATCTATTGAAGATAGTATACAGGCTAATTTTGTATATGCTCCTAAAGAGAGAGTTATTCATGACTTAGTAAATAAGAGTCAGCATATAAAATTACCTGTTGTTTCTGTTTCTATGTCTAATATATCTAGAGACCCAGAAAGGGTATTCAATAAGATACAGGGTTTCTATATTTCTAAAGCTCAAACCAGTACTACTGGTTCTTTTGATACAAATCACTTACCCACTCCATTACCTGTTAATATAACCGTCAATATGGATATATTAGCTAGATTTCAAACAGATATGGATCAAATTTTGAGTAATTTTATTCCGTATAATAACCCATATATTGTTATAAGCTGGAGAGTACCATCATCGCAACACTTGGTGGATGATTTAGAGATAAGATCTGAAGTTTTATGGTCTGGTGATATCTCGTTAGATTATCCTAAAGAGCTATCAGGTACAATGCCTTATAGGGTATCCGCAAATACGAGTTTTACAATTAAGGGATGGTTATTCAAGAAGAACATAGACAATAACGTTGCAAATATCTTTAATATTGATCAGACATTTGTACCAGTAAGTGGGTTTGAGTATGAGTAAGTTTATATTATATAATTCTAATTTAACTAATGTCACTAGCTTTAGTGGTAATTTTGATAATAGAGAACTCTCTGGTAGACCTCAATTCACAGGCGACTTTAGAACTACCCTTTTACAGAATTTTTCTGGTACTAAGACTTTTTCTGGTTATGGTTTTGATAGCATTACAAGTGTTATGCTTAGCTCTACAAACAATGTTAACTTGTTTGATGCACCTTATACCTTATCCAGCTATAATTTTTATAACGAACTCACTGCAGTAAGCACTAACTCAACCCCATCAATATCTATCTCTGCTAATTATCCAGAAATAAGTGGGTTTCCTATAACAACATATACAATAAATAACTATAATACTTTTAGTATCGCGTTTCCTACGGTGACAGCCACAGGAACAGTTGATGTTATAGCTATTAACGCTGCAGGTTATGGTATATTTTCAGTAGATATAACAGGGACAAGTGGTATAACAGTACAGTAATAATATGGACACAGGAAAAAATTCAACATTCGGTAGGAATCTACAACAGTTTATTTCAAATGCATTACCTTACAGGTCACCTGCTGCGATTATTGATGACGTACAGTCACAAAACCCTAAATTTAAGGAGTTTTATAAATCCGGTAGCTTAAGACAAGATCTTTTATCAAAACACTCGATTGTAACCCCTAAAGTACCTGAGTCTGAACAACCAATTGGTAATTTTTTAGCTGATAGAGCGTATAACCAATTAATGTATGCGCATTTAGATGTTGACAAAGGCCGCCGACTCAGAGATTATAGAGTGATGGCTGCTTTTGCAGAAGTTTCTGACGCCCTAGATGAGATTTGTGATGATTTTCTCTGCGAAGATGAGATGGGTAATATTATTGACTTAAAATTCCGAGATGCGTTTGATTATGACCCACTAGTGGTAAAACAGGTTAATGAAGAGTTCCGAAAGTTCATTAATATTTATGAACTCAAAGACAAGGGCTGGGAATATTTACGTTACTTGCTTATCGATGGAGAATTATATTTTGAAAATATCATACATAAAGATCATCCTGAAAGTGGTATTTTAGGAGTAGTAAATATACCTACTCATATTATTGACCCTGTGTATGATAGCTTTCAAAATATGTCCATTAAGGCTTTTCTCTTACGTAAGATGAAGCATCATAAAGATGAAAGAGAAGCTTCTGCTGCCCATATTAAAGATAAAGATTTTATACCGTTAGATAAGAATCAAATTACCTATATCAACTCAGGTACATGGAATGAGGATAAAACATTTAGAGTACCATTTATTGAAAACGCTAGAAGGGCGTATCGTCAATTAACTATGGTAGAGGATTCTATTATTATATATCGATTAGTCAGAGCTCCTGAGAGATTAGTATTCAACGTTGATGTAGGTAATATGAGTACACCTAAAGCAGAGTCTTACATGCGTAAGTTAATGCAGAATTACTGGTCTAAAAAGACATTTAACTTAGATGAAAATAAAAGAGTTAATACATTTAATCCTCAATCAATTCTTGATGCATTTTGGTTTCCTAAGAGAGAAGGCAGCGAAGGAACTAATGTTACAACATTACCAGGTGGTCAGAATCTAGGGGAACTTCAAGACTTAGTTTATTTTGTTAAAAAACTATATAAAGCGCTAAAGGTACCAACTAATAGAGCTGATATTGAAAGTACATACCAGGCTGATTCTACTGTGTTAAGAGAGGAACTTAAATTTGCTAATTTTATCGTTAGGTTACAAGCTAAATTCGCTGTTGGGTTAAAAAATGCTTTTGTTACTCATCTTAAGCTCAAAAAACTTTGGAATAATTTTGAAATGAGAGAAAATTCATTTGATCTTATGTTTACCCCGCCTAGAAATTATTATGAGTTGCGTAGACAGCAAATACTTGATCTCAAATTGAATAACTTTAATAGTATAACTCAAAATGAATCTATATCTAAGGGTTATGCTCAAAAAACATTCTTAGGATGGAATGATGAGCAGATAAAAGCTAATAGAGAGTGGTTACGTAAGGATGCTTCATTGCAACATGAAATTGCAAGCATTCAAGAAGGTGGAAGTGATTGGAATGCTGGCAGTGGAGGTGGTACAGGCGAGACTGCTGGATCAGTCGATCAAGGAGACGATACACCACCAGATTTTGGTCCATCACCCGGGGATTCTGGGGGAGATGAACAACCTGCTGATACTCCAGCGCCTACTCCCCCACCAGAAGCCTAAATAATTATAATGGCACAGACAACTTGGACAGATAGTCTATTAAGCGCTGGTAGTATTTTCTACTCTACTAACCTAGCTAATAAGATTGGTAGCTACCAGGCATTGGCAGATAGGATATGCTATGATTTGGGCTTCCCTTTAATTAATTTAGAGATTCATGGGCAGCAACTCTTTACTAATATTGCGCGTTCTATAGAGATGTATAGTAAGTTCGCTGGATATACTGAGGAGTTTTTAGTCTTTGATAGTAGTCTATATACTAGAGGAAAGGGTCTTAATGTAGAGAAACTACTTACACGTACCCCTGAATTAACATCATCTTACAGTACTACATTACGTACAACAATCGCTACTACTAATACAGTTGCTACGTTAACAAGTGCTTCATTTAATACTAATTCTAATAACACGTTTGTACCTCTATTTAATTTTGATGTTTCAGATATTATAGTTGATCCGTCAGAATATACATTTACTGTTACGTTAGATGATACAAATACTCAGATAACTAAGTTATTATCAGTAGCAGTATCAGGAGCAAGTGAAGCATCTGTTACGAATACTGAATATGGTACTGTGTTTACTACAAGTACAGAGATTTTTGAATTGAGTACAACTGTAGATGGTAATACTGTTACTATAGGGGTAGTGCCCCAGACCACTAAATCCGGTTCTGTGAATGCTAATAGAAACGCGACAACTATAACAGATGCTTCTACTCAGATATTAACCTCATACTCTCCTGTAATTAATAACTTTGACGAACTAACTAAAGAATATAGGAAAGTTATAGATGTTTATAGTTTTGATGAGTCAAGTAATTCAAGCCACCAGAATTTATTCACTATTGAACAGTCATTAGCGCAACAAACATACTTTAGCTATGCCATGGGTAATTATGGTTTTGATTTAATTAGTTGGTATACCATGAAGCAATGGATGGAGACTCGTTCTAAGATGTTAGCATTACAGCGAACATTTAAATTCGATGAAAGAAGGCAGCATTTGGTACTATTTCCAGAACCAAAAGCTAATGAAAGATTTTATGGGGTATTTGGCGCGTATTTAGAGCAATCTATAGGGGATTTAATTAAAGAACCTTGGGTATTCCAATACGCGTTAGCTTTAACTAAAATTACAATAGGTAGGATTCGTAGTAAATTTACAGGCACCCAGCTTTTCGGTGGTGGTACTCTAGATACTTCTTTATTGCAAGAAGGATTATCTGAGAAAAAAGAACTAGAGCAAATGCTACTCACTGGAACACCTGGCTTCGGTGATGCTGCACCACCTAGTTTCTTTGTAGGATGATACATAAAAGGGGAGCGTTTAAAAAAGGCATATACAGACCTAAGAATAAACATAAGTATATTGGTAGGTCAACTCCAGAATACCGTAGCTCATGGGAGCTTCATTTCTTTCAATGGTGTGATCGAAACCCCAATGTCTTAGAGTGGGCAGCAGAGGCTGTTGTTATCCCGTATGTTTCCCCTGTAGATAGTAAAGTACACAGATACTTTGTAGATAATATATTAATACTCAAAGAAGGTAATAAAAATACAAAGTATCTTGTTGAAATAAAACCATCCAAACAAACTATCCCACCTAAATCTACAAGCAGAAAAAAGAGAGAAACCTTATTACATGAACAAATAACATACGAGGTTAATCAAGCAAAATGGGAAGCAGCCAATGCATGGTCCGTTAAGAACGGGTATAAGTTCATTATATTAACAGAAAAGGAATTATTTCCTGAGAAAAAGTAGACGATAAGTATAAATATTTATTAACGCGATGTCATTTAAACTATTAGTAGAAAAACCGGATCTTAGTGATTTCGAATATATTGTAGAAGAGAAGAACGCGAAAGAGCCTTCAAAGCTTTATATTCAGGGCCCATTTATGATGGCTTCTGAGAAAAATCGTAATAACAGAATCTACAATCTTGAAGAAATGGCTAAGGAAGTTGATCGTTACACCGAAGAAATGATCAACGAAAATCGAGCGATGGGGGAATTAAATCATCCCACAACAGCTGAGGTAGATCTCGAACGTGCTTGTCATATTATAACTGAGCTAAAGCAAAAAGATAACGTTTTTTATGGTAAATCAAAGGTATTAAGTACACCTTGTGGTCAAATCGTAAAGAGCTTGGTTATGGATGGGGTAAAAGTTGGGGTTTCAAGTAGAGCGCTTGGTAAGTTAGATGAGAATCCCAACGGTGTATCAGTAGTACAAGATATGAAGCTTGTAGCTATTGATTGTGTCGCTGATCCGTCCTTTCCTAAAGCCTTCGTTAATGGTATTCTAGAATCTAAGCAATGGGTACTCGCGAATGACGGTAAATATGAAGAAATATACGACAAATTTCAAAATAGTATAAAAAATTTACCCAAAAAAGACTTAGATGGTTATCTCAAAGAGCAGATAATTAGTTTCATAAAAAACTTTTGAAGTATAATAAATAATTATGATGGACAGTAAACTTAAAGAGTCAATTAAGTCATTTGTTAGTAACGTTTATAGTAAAAATTATAGCGATGCAAATAAAGATTTAAAAAAGACAGTAGAGTACAAGATCCAAGAGAGGATCAAAAAAGCATATAAGAAAGATTTATTTTAACGATGAGCAAGATAACAGACACATTAAAAGAGGCTGCCAAAGATGTTCTTACTGAGGAAACTCTTCAAGAGATTCAAAAAACATTTAACGAACAGTTAGAATCTAAAGCAGAAGAACGTTCAAAAATTGCAGTCGCTGCTGCTCTTAACGAACAAGACGAGAAGTATGCTGAGAAGCTAGAAGCATTACTTGAAGCTATTGATAAAGATCATTGCCGCAAACTTAAAAGAGTGGTTGAGTCTTTGGATAATGATAGAACTAATAAACTCAAGCGAGTTATTAAAAAATATCAGTCTGAACTCAATACCGAAGCAGTTAAGTTAAGAGATGCAATCGTAGAGAGTGCTTCTGAATACTTAGATTCTTATATTGATGAAGCTTTACCTATTTCTTCTATTCAAGAAGCCGTTAATAACAAGAAGGCTTTAGGTATACTAGAGAATTTTCGACAGACTTTGGGAGTTGATCTTGCTCTTGCAAATGAAACTATCAGAGAAGGTGTTGTTGATGGTAAGAAACAGTTAGATGAGTCTAATGAGCAGTTGAAAATTACTTCTCAGCAGCGTAATACCCTCGCAGAAGAGGTAGCTGAACTTAAGAAAACAATTTTCTTATCTGAAAAGACAAAAAACTTCGATGAAAAGAAGACTAATTTTATTACCAAAACATTCAAAGGTAAAGATATAGACTTCATTCAAGAAAATTTTAAATACACGGTTAAAATGTTTGATAAAAAGCATACTGAAGCATTAGATATTCTTAAAGAAGATGCTATATCAAACTCTGAAATCAAAAACGAAGTCAAACAAGAATTGACAACCGAATCAACCGATGTTAAAAATCCTTACGTAAGTGAATTATCGAGGATTATGTAATTTTAACTTGTTGAGGTAATTTATTACCTGATCTCCAATGTAAAGGACCCTAACCAATAAAATATATTATATAAAATTATGAACGAAACACAAACACGACCAAATACTAATTATATTGACGGTAGTAGGGCTGAGCAATTGTTGGAGAAGTGGAGTCCAGTTTTGGACTATACCTCTAACAAGGTCAGCGCTATCCAAGATAGTCATACCCGTCTAAACACAGCCATGCTTTTGGAAAACCAAGAGAAATGGTGTATAGAAGAAGCCAACACATCTGGTTCCGGTGGAGCTCTAGGTTCCCCTG